GGTAAACTATGCCAATATTAATTGGCAGTCAATAAGAATTGTAAATAGAATTATTTCTGGATTAGTAGGCAGGTGGATGAACAGAAATGAGAAAATTCAAATAACCGCAGTAGATAATTTATCACAAGACGATAAGTTACAAGAATACAAAGAGCTTGAATATTTAATTACAAACAGAGCGTACCTTGCTAAACTTGAGCAGGAGAGCGGAATGAAGGTAACTCCTGATAGAGAAATCCCTGAAACTAGAGACGATCTTAATCTATGGGTTAAGCAATTCCAAAGGCTTCCAGAAGAAATATTATACGAGCTTGCATGTAATGATATACTACAAGCAGGAGGCTGGTTTGATGTTCTTAAAGAAAAAATGCTACACGATAGCGCCGAAGTTGGATTTGTTGGAACATATACTTGGATGGACGAACAAGGGGTAATTCATGTTGATTATGTAAAGCCAGAAAATGCGCTATATTCATACAGCGAATATCCGGATTTGAGAGATACAACTTGGCGCGGACAGGTTAAGTCAATGAAGATAAGTGAGCTTAGAAGAAAGTATGGCAAAGAGTTTGGAGGTACACTAACCGAACAAGAACTTTGGGACATATCTGCAACCGCAAAAGATTTCCAATACAATGATAAATTACGCTGGGATGTGAACTGGAATATAACAGCATTTAGGCCCTATGACGAATGGAATGTAGATGTACTTGATTTTGAAATAAAAACAGTAGATACAAATTCGTACACAGCAGTAACAACCAAGAAGAATAAAAGCACAATATTAAAAAAGGGAAGAGACGAAAAGCAAGCGGAAAACGAAGAGGTAATAGATGAAACAAATTGGAATATTTATCGTGGTGTAATGGTAAGAGTAAAGCAGATAATGCTTGAGTGGGGATTGAAGAGAAATATGATACGTCCGCAAGATCCAAAAGAAACAGGAAACGCAGAGTTTTCTTATTCTTTTTACATGTATCAAAACTACTCACTAACCAACCTTGCTGTACCGGAAAAAATAGAAGAGCCAGCAGACCAAATGATATTAGCCCGGTTAAAAATGCAACAGCTTGTTGCTAAAATGAGACCAACAGGAGCTTTGATAAATTGGGACGCGCTTCAATCAATTGATTATGGATTAGGCGATGCCAACAAGACGATAGACGTAATGAAGCTGTATGACCAAACGGGTACGCTTTATTACAGAGGTAAAGATGACGAAGGAAACCAAGTGCCAGTGCCGATAACAGAACTTGCAAACTCTGGTTTTTTGCCACAAATGCAAGGTTTGATTCAGCTATACCAGTTTCATTATTCTGTATTAAAAGACGAGCTTGGAGAAGATCCAAATATGGCTAATCAAGCCCTTCAACCAAGAGTAACAACCGGGAATATAGATACAGCACAACAGGTAGCCGCAAACGCTACAGATTATATGTACAACGCATATGTGGATTGTATGAAACAAACAGCAAGAAAAATATCTTGCTTATTAAATACATCTGTAACTTATGGATCACAAGCATATAGGCATATAATTGGAGCAGACGAAGTTAAATCTAGGATTTTTAACACAGATGTTAAGTTATTGCCTACCGGACAAGAGATAATGATGCTTGATCAAAAAATGAACCAAGCACTTGCTTCCAATCCGCAATTGGCAATGTTCTTAGATACTTTTAAAATAATAAGAATAGCCAAAGAGGACGTTAAACTTGCAGAGGAATACTACAGAATATCAATGAAGAAAATGCAAGAAACGCTTCAAGCTCAAGCTATGCAAAATCAGCAAATGACAATACAAGGTCAAATGCAATCGGCGCAAATGGCGGAGCAAGAAAGAAGAAAGTCGCTTGAAATGGAATTGGAAATAAAGAAAAGAATAAGCGATGCAGAAACAACAAACGAATTAAAGAAGTCAATGGTAGCGGGGTTGTTTGGTATTTATCAAAAAGGAATGGCTGTACCAGCAGAGCTTAAACCATTAGAAGCGGAAATTTTGCAAAATATAGCAATGCCATTGTTTTCTGAAAACATAAACGCAGAAGATATAATGCAGGCGCAAATGGCACAACAGCAACAAATGCAAGAAGGACAGCCGCAGGAAGAAGGAGCAGAACAAGAGGGACAGCAAATGCAAGAGGAGCAAGCGCAACCAGAAGGAGCAGAGATGGAACAAGAACAAATGCAAGAACAACCAATGTAATTTTAAAAAATAAAAAAAATAAAATGCCAACAGTAACAAATCAAGTAGCAGCATCAGCCCTAAGAGGACAAGGTGTAAGAGTAACGCTAAATGCAGCGGATTCTGCAAATTTAGCAACTATGGTTTTAGGAACAGTTTGCACAGCATCTGGATCTTCAAAAACCGGGACAATAGCATCAATAGATACATTTGGAAATTCATTTGTAGTAAACCCAATTAGTCCGGCAACAAGATTTGACGGAACGGCGGTTGGTCAATTGGCAGCAGCAGTAACAGTAACTTATTAATATTTAAAATTAAATAAAATGGCATTAAGTTTAACTCAAGACGTAACCGCAGAATTTAATAGAGACAACGGTTATGTCGCAGACACATCTAATTGGGATTATACCATTTGGCAATTTATAACACCATCGGGTACAATTGGAATAAGCTCAAGTAACGACTCAGGCGCAGTAACCGGCAGCTTTGATGGAAACTCACTAACCGCAACAAACTTTTTAACCGTATCGGCAACCGCATTAAATGGATTGACTAGTGTAACTTCTGTAACCGCTGCAACATCTGCAATGTTTAGAGTTGGTAATGTTGGGCAATTTGTTAAATTTGGTGGAGCAAGTGCGGCAGCAACTAAAGTAATAGTTCAATTCCATAAAATCAGCTAATATGACACTAACATCCGAAATAATAAAAGGGAAATTATTTTCTTTTCAAAACTCTGCACATAGTTTGCATCTTGACACAAGGTCTTATGCAGAACATAAAGCATTGCAAAAATTGTATGAAGGAATAGATGGAATTAAAGATGATATTATTGAAGTTCTTATGGGTTATCAAAATGGAAAAAGAATTGGAAAAGCAAAGCTTGACGAGTTCCCAACATATAGCCAAGAAGCGGTAACTGCTTTGGTAAAAGAAGGAATGTCTTTTGCTTATGAATTAGAAATGTGGGCAGAAGATAAAAAATATTGCGACATTTCTAACAAAGCACAAGATTTAAGCGGTATTTTTGCTAGAACACAATATATGCTTACCCTAAGTTAAAAATTAAAATAGATATATGGCAGAGCAAAACACAGAACAAACTACAATTGAGCAAGAGAGTAATCTTGCCAATCCTTTCTCGGAAGAAAGTTGGATGGATTCATCCGTAAATGTAGAAAACGAAAACAGTTCGACACAACAATTTGAGCAGAATCAACAAACCCAGCAAGATTCTAATGAAGAAATTTATGATGCTAATGAGTATCTTAAAATGAAATTAGGCTTTGAAAGTTGGGACGAAGCGGCTAGTCAAATCAGCGATTTAAAACAAAAAAAAGAACTTGGTTTTGAAAACGAAGATAGTCGTAAGTTTTATGACTATGCTAGAGAAAACAAAGAAGAAGAACTTATCAACTTTTTAGAGCAAAAAAGAAGAATAGATAGGCTTTCTAGTTCTGAAATAAAAGACGCAAATACTGCCGCAGAAATAGTAAAATTGAGTATGCAGCAAAAAAACAAGGATTTAGATCAAAGCGAAATAGATTTCTTATTCAACGACCAGTTCAAAACACCGCAAAAACCGGAGCAGAAATTTGACGAGCTTGATTCAGAATACGAAGAAAGAGTAGGCTCTTGGGAAAACAAAGTAAACGAATTAGAAAAAAGGCTAGTTATTGAAGCAAAACTAGCAAGACCAGAATTAGAAAAAATAAAATCGAGTTTAGTATTACCCGATCTTAATCCAGCACAACCGGGTTTGACCCAAGAGGAATTGGCGTATCAACAAAGGTATATGGATAATTATCGTAGTGAAGTAAATAATGTTATAAATTCATTTGACGGATTTAGCGCATCAGTAAAGGATGAAGGAGCGGATTTTGCTGTTGCTTATGTACCATCTTATGAAGAAAAACAGGCCGTTGCACAACAATTGAATTATTTTGCTGAAAACAATTTGGATGCTAATCTTTTATTTGCCGAAAGATGGGTGAATGATGATAACACCATAAATATACAGCAAATGACAAAGGATTTGTTTTTGTTGCAAAACGAAGGCAAAATCACACAGAAGTATGTTAATGAAGCAGCTAACAGAAGATTGACTATGCACCTAAAAAATCAAAGCAATATCAATGTTAATGGTTCATCAAATTACGGTACATTTTCTCCAGACAACAGGCAAACTGAAATGGATAAATTGGCTGCCGTAATGTTCGCTAAATAATCTTTTTAAAACACTAAAAATTAAATAAAATGGCAGGAATTCCTACAGGAAATATTTTGCAGCCGGGAGCAGTATCGCTTCCGAACTCCAATAGGCAGTTAATAGCTGATTTACAGTTATTAACCCCTCAATACTACAAGCAATATGTAGAAAAATACGGTAACGAAGATTTCACTTGGTGGTTAGCAACCTATGGTGGAATGGAAGAAGTAAAAAATCGTAATTATACTTGGTACGAAAATCGTGGTAAATTACAAGTTGGCATCCAAATCGCAACAGCGGTTACGGCTAACGTAGCTGGAGCGACAGTAAGTGTAACTTTATTTTCTGGGGATCACTTTGGCGGTGGTACTCAATCTCCGTTGCGCGTAGGTGAAACTTTTAGAGTAGCATCTACTAACGTAGAGGGTGTAATTATTGCTATTACTGGTACAACAGCAAGTGCGTTTACATTCCAAATCCGTCCAAAAATTAGCACACAAGCTTTAAATTCATTAGGGTCTACCACTTTATTGACTACTGATGTTCTTTTGTTAGGTGGCGCTATGGATGCTGGAGAAGCTTCAACAAGCATCAATCCGCTTATTCACTTGGATCAAGTGTATAACAACAACATTACTGAAATGAGAGAATCTTGGTCAGCAACAGATTTAGCTGAAATGACCGAGGTGTTCTACAGTTCAGGTGTTTCTGGAATGGATATGGCTGGTGGCGCTCAAGCTGGAACTAGCTATTTCACTTACAAAGGCCTAGTGAAATCTAACCAACGCTTTATCAACAACGTAGAGTTTAAGTTAATGCGTGGTAACATTCAAAACAACTCTGGCTTAGGCGTTACTACATCTGTAGGGTCTCAAGGTATTATTCCTAAAGTTCTTCAAGATGGAGAAACAATCGGTTACACTCCGGGTACTTTGGACATTGCTAAAATGCACGAAATCACTCGTATCATGGACGTAAACGGTTGCGCAAATGAAAACATGTGGTTGCAAGATATTTATCAAAGACAAAACTTCTCTGATGGTTTGTTCAAAGAGTATCCAGCAGGTGCATACGTTTGGGGTCAAAACGAAAAATCAGAAGAAGCAGCAATCAACTACGGAGTTCAATCTTTGAGAATTGATGGCTATATGTTCAAAGTTAAGAAGTACAAGCAATTCAATACAGAGATGACCACTGGTATCACTCCTGTATCTGATTTCTTCCGTAATTTTGGAATGATCTGTCCTCAAGGCGAAACTCGCGATGCGAAGGATGTTACTAAAGCATACAAAAACATTACTGTTATGTATCAAGCTCCTCCAAAAGGCGGAACTACTGGTAACGGAATCAGAGTATGGCAGTGGGGTGGTGGTTCTATGAACCCAACTACTGGAACAATGACTGATAACATTGAGACAATCACATATCGCGGAACTCGTGTGTGTGCTGCAAATCAATTCATCATCGTTCAAGCTAGCTAATAACTAGAAAAAAAATAAAACCCCGGAGCAAAATGCTTCGGGGTTATTTTAAAAATATACCCTATGTATGTAGGGGGCTAAAGCCTTAAAAGTAAAAAAATAAAAAAAATGGCAAAATTAAAAGATGTAGAAACTTCAATGCAAGGAGAATCGCAAGTACAAGATTTAGGTTTTTCAAACCTAGAAGAAGTTACAAGAATGGCGGTGGTTGATAATCCGCCAACTACGGAAACGAAATACCACATTTTTAAATTGGTAGATACCAATAAAAAAGGCGGAGTTTATATTCCCAATATTGACGATGTTGTAAACCCTGCAACAGGAAAGGAAGAGAGAATAAGATTATTGTCTGGAGTAAACTCTATTTGGATTAAAGACCAAAAAGATGTAGATCAGGATTATGTTAGACAAAATGCAAAAAGCTTATCTTTCCCTAGAGGCGCAAAGTGTTTAAGAATACCAGATTGGGATACAACGTCTTTAGAGTTTGCTAGAATTTGCAGACACAACATTGGTAATCCTAACCGTAAAAGCGGGAGCAAGTTTGAGTTTTTTGAATACGATCCAACTAAGCAGGCAAAAGAAGCGTTGGAAAAAGAAAGCCTTGAAATTGACATGGCAATTATTGCTAGAGAATTGGACGAGGTTACTTTAAGAAAGTATATAAGCTTTTTAAAGATTTCGGTAGCGGACGAACTTGGCGAATTAAAAACAATAGATTCTTTGAGAAAAGAACTAATGTTGTATGCAAAAAGGAATCCGTTTAACTTTAAAGATTTAATTAGCAACAAATCAAAAGAAGTTGAAATTAATTATTTAGTTAAAAAGGGAATCCTTTCAGCTAAGATAGATGTAGGAAGCCAGCCGGGTAGAGCGTTTTGGTCTAGTGGAGGTGGGTTGATAGGAGTAATCCCATCGCAAAGACAACCATTGGATTATTTAACCGAGCTTGCACTAACTAATAGCGAAGAGGGAAGAACATTCCAAAAACAATTAAAAGAAACGATAAAGTGATAATAAACCCTTATATATATACTTATCAAACCATTTGCGAAACAAGCGGCAAAAGTTATATAGGAGTTCATTCTACTAAAAAAATAAACGATGGATATATAGGTTGTGGTATTTATAGAGATAGCAATGCAACAATGCACTATTTATTTCACCGAGCAGTAAAAAAATACGGATATGCTTCATTTAAGAAGCATATCCTTTGTTTTTTTGATAATTATGAAGACGCATTAAAAGAAGAAAGGTATTTAGTAAATGAAAAATGGGTTTTAGATAAAAATAATTACAACACCGCATTGGGCGGAAAGTTTGGTAATTTTATGTTTGCAATTCCAATAGAAATAAAAAAGCGTATACATAAAAAAATATCTAAATCTATGATGGGACGAATTGTTTCTCAAGAAACAAAAGACAAAATATCAAAAACACACACAGGAGTAAAGTTGTCAGAAAATCATATAGCATCATTAAAAGCAAATAGCGCTAGATATTGGGCTGGAAAGAAAAGGTCTCAAAATGTAATTGATGCTATTAGAAAAAGCAAAATTGGTAAAAAATTATCAGAAGATCATAGAAAAAAACTATCAGAATCACACAAAGGTCAAGAATCAGAAAAAAAAATAACTATCTTACAGTATAATTTAAATGGCATTTTTTTAAAAGAATATAATTCAATAACAGATGCCGCAAAAAGTTTAAATTGCTTAAAAACTTCAATTAATAATAATTTGAAAAAAAGAACAAAAACCTGCAATGGATTTGTTTTTAAATATAAAAAGGAGGTAGTAATTGGATATAAATGAAATTTACAATATAGTTTTATATAGTACAGCTAAAAATTTATCTCAAGGCTACGTTAGCCCAGATGATTTTAACCTTACTATGAATCAAGCTCAAAAGAGTTATGTATCGTATCTACTTGGTTCTTTTCAACAATATACGCCCGGTCGGGCGGTCGCTAGGGTTGAATTCGGACAGAACACAATAGTAAGAACTAGATTAGCTCCCATAATATATTGGGACACTTTGACGGTTGATGCTTTTGGGTTTTGTCCTTATCCTGCCGACTACTTACAAGTAGACGCAATGTTTACTGAAGAGGGGTACGAAAGGATAAGATGCGTACAGCAAGATTCGTTGTATTCTTATTACAAATCACAAATAGACCCAATAGAAACCAATCCTATTTATATACTAGAAGATACAGGATTTCATTTCTTCCCAGAAGATATAGGGAACGCAGAAATAAGCTATGTTGGTAATCCTACAGACATGGAATGGGCTTACACAATAAATGGAAACGGAATACCTGTTTATGATTCAGGAGCAAGCGTAGATCCAGTTTGGGACGATGCTTCTATTCTAGAAATAATAGTTCGCGCATTAGCAATAATTGGTGTAAATTTACAATTAAACGTAGTTGAACAATATTCAATGGCAATTAAAAACCAAGGTCAATAATGGCAAATCAAATACAAGCAACCGTATATCAAATTGATGGCAGTCCATTAAATAATTCAATACAAATTGCTTTCCTAACTAGCAATGTATATATGCGCGAGTTTCAAACGGATTTGATACCAGCGGTTAATTCAGCCATTGTTTATTATCCAAATACAAGCAATCAATTACAAGAGCAAACGTTTTTGGTTTCCGAAACAATAACCGCATTAGTATCATCAGCAAATGCAGGCGGAACAACACAAATATCTACAACGGTTTTGGAAATAAATCAAGAGCCACAAATTCCAAGCGGAGTAACATTTAGTTTCCCTGTACAAGGTATTTCAATATGGCCAGTTGCTAACCCAGTTGTCGGCGGTGTTAATTCGTACCTAGAGTTTAAAAATAAAAAGTATTATCTACTTGAAGATGAAGGCGCATTGGTAACAGCTGCAAATGTGAATAATAATAGCGGGTCTACTGGGGTCAATGGCTTAAATGGTACTACTAATATAGGTTTAGGTGGTACATTAAGCAGTAATACTACAATATCTGGATCTAATTATAATTTAAATTTTAATGGTACTAATAATTTTGGAATAAATAATAATAATACTTCAAATGCTGGATCTACACAATTAAATTTTAGCAATAATCAAATAGAATTATTATGCGATTCTGATACTACACAAAGTGCAATTTATATTACTAATTTACAAATAAATACAACTTTTGATAATAGTGTTGAATTTGGTTTGTTATTAGACAATATAAATGGAAAATGTGCAATAGGAGATTATTCAAACCAAAAAAATTCTAATTCTTTTGTAGTGAATGATGATACAAACGAATTTTATCTTACTACATCGTTTAATCAATCAAATACAGCACAAGATTTATTTTATGCAAATAATGCTTCAGCTGGATCAAGATTTGTAAAAATTGGTGATTTTAATGAATATACTAATGGTGTAACTTTGATAATTGATGATGCAAATAGTTTAATTTATACTCAATCCTTAAATACTGGTTCAGGTGGAATAGAATTTAATTTTCAATTTGAAACTTACAAATTAGGTGCAAACAATGCTTATATTGAATGTGATAATTTATCGCAATTAATTAATATTAATTCGCCTAACATAATATTAAATAATACTCCACAAATAAATAATGCAACAATAACCAATACAGCAACAGTAACAATACCAAGTAATTATTTATCAATACAAATAAATGGAAATAATTATAAAATTTTATTACTTAATCCATAATATAAAAAAATGACAGAAGATCAAGCAATTAAAACAATAAAGCAAGTAATAGACCTGTCGGTTGCAGGTGGTATTTTTAAAAATGCCGAATCGGTTGCAGCGGTATTAAACGCATTTGAAGTAATAAAGCAAATGCAAATTAGCAACAACAAAATTGCAAATTAAAAAACAATGACACGCTATCAATTAATAGAGCAAATTTTAAGGCAAGTCTATGGCACACAGCCATCAGACGATGCTTCTATTACACCTAACTTGGTAAATCAAATGATTAATCAGGGAATAGGTATAGCGGTAAAGCAGAATTATAGAGACGCAGTACAGCTCGATGGCATTGGGTATATAAACAATAGTTTTTACACTACATTCAAGGGTATATCAGTAACTTCAGACGAGCAGTTTGTATGGAAGATAGAGTTACCGCAAGTGCCATTTGCAATAGGTAAAAATGAAGGGGTTTCTACTTTAAGATTTAAAGATACTAATGGAGAATTATCAAGACCGGCAGTATGGTTGTCGCAAGATCAAGTTACTTACTTTCAATCATTACAAGCGCCTACGAATAAAATATTAGCCGCACAACAAGGGTCTGATATTTTTGTTTATAGCACCTTGCTTTTAAACCAATACAAAGCAACAGTTACAATTATATCTGGAGGAAACAGCTCGGATTTGAATAGCAAATTAAATGTGCCAGACGATTACATTCCAGCTATTGTTGATTATGTAACCAAGTCGCTAATGGCATCAAGGGCGCAAGTACAAGACAACGCAAATGACGGAAACGATGCAATAAGAACAGTATAAAATAAAAATATGAAACCAATAGGAAATCAAATCTTATTTAAGCCATTCTTGCAAGAAGAAAAATCGCAAGGTGGCATTTTTGTTCCAGATAGCTTTAGAGCTGAATCGGATAAAGGAGAAATAGTAGAGGTGGGAAGAGGTACAAAAAACCATCCAATGTACCTTAAAAAAGGAGACGTAGGATTTCGTGTACACAAGTGGGGAAATTTGGTAGAAATAAATGGCGAAAACTTCTATTTAATGGAAGATAGTGCTATATTAGCAACAATTTAAACCAATGCGAAATGAGCAATACGCATCAACAATATGTTTCTTTAGACACTGTTATAAATTTGTATTTAGACAGGTCGGAACAAAGCGTACATAAATATTACAAATGCTGGCAGCTTGCTTTTTCTGGTATGGAAGAGTTGGGGCTTGATTTTTTCTATCAAATCAAATCCGTAAAGCTTCCAGTAAATGCTAATCTAACTGTAAGCCTGCCTGATGATTACCTTAATTATTCTAAGGTAGGCGTATTGAATAGCCAAGGAGAAATTATCCCAATGGGGTACAACAACAAACTAACTACGTTTGCTGATTTACAACCAGACAGATTAGAAAAAACACAGGACAATACAATAACCGATCTTATTCAATTCAACACTCCAATTTGGTATAACTATTGGAACAATGGCGCTTTTTCTTCATTGTATGGTTTACCAAGCGGATCTCCATTTATCGGTAGTTTCAAAGTGGATAATCACAATGGAGTTATATTATTAAGTGAGAATTTTGGATACGAATATATAATGCTTGAGTATGTGGCATCTCCAAAACAAGGGGAAGAGTATTATATCCCCATTCAATTTAAAACAGCTCTAATGTGGTACATAGCATACAACGATATTGCTATGTTACCAAACACTAGAAAAGGAACTTTGGGAGATAAAGAACAAAGGAAAAGGGCTTACCATAACGAAAGAAGAGTGGCTAATGCAAGGTATCGCCCAGTAGATTTACAATCAGCTCACCAATGGAGCATGGAACAACAACGACTAACAGTTAAACTTTAATCTGCAAAAATGATAGAAGTAAGAGATTTTCGTGGTAAATTAAATTTTGATGATAATGATTATAGAGTTCCAAAAGGGGACTATACAGACGCATTAAACATAACTAGAGATGCTCAAGGAGATGGGCAGGATATTGTA